TATAGATATTATAGCGCCTTTCCGAATTTGACATGAATGGCATTGCTTTATTGGCAGAGGTAGCACGTTTAATATTTCCCAAAGCTTCCCTTGCCATTGGCAGAATCGCAGCTGCTTCTTGAACGGCCTCGCTCCCATACTGAGGGGCTAATTCTATCGCCAGATTATATTTAAGGGCGCGTTTCCATCCGGGCGGCAAAGAAACCGTTGTGGTGAGCGCGGATAAATTAGTGAGTGGCTTATTGCTTTGCAGATAAAGCGTGGAGCCGCTTGTCGCCACTTCATATAAGGTGATAGTACCAAGGGGATAGCCATTGTCATAAGTCAGGTATCTTGGAATATCCGTAGTTGTGGACTTCGCCACCGTTTCAAGCTGGTATTGTTGAGGGGTGATAATCTTTAATGCATAATCAATTGAGGATTTGCGAATTATGGCGGTAACAATCTCAATCGGCCTGGTAGTGTCAAAAGTGCCACCGCTGCCTATGGTGTATGAAGTAGCACCCGTAAGAGAAAACCCTTCTGTGGTCAGCGCATTGATGATGAGATCATCATTAGACCATGAATCCAGCATTTCATTAAGCGCAGTGAGTCCGTCATTGGCTTCATCGGAGTCAAGCGTTTCTGATTTAAAGACAACACCGATGAGCTTTGCGGCTCCCGTTATGATGTCTAGGGCGGATGTCGTCATTCAATTCCCATGATTTTCTTAGCGCGTTCTTTCGCGGCAATATATGAAGCGTCAGGCGGTGATTTATCGCCCTGCAATTCTGTGATTTCGTTAAAGCGTTCTTCACTTACAGGCTGGAACATCTTGCTTAATGCTTCTGCAAAATCCCCTGCAAATTCAGGAACAGGAAGCCCAAGGTTAGCGGCAATTTCTTTAGCCCTCTCAACCCTGATTTTGCGGTTGAATATGAAAAAATCGTTCCAGAACTTCAAATCCCGCAGCCTGTGGGTTTTCTGCCCTTTAAAATACAGCGTTATAGGGAGATGTTTTGCCCCCGTGCCTGTTACCATTGGGTATAATTCGAGGAGCGCAAGATCATCAAACCAGAACGGATAATCTTCACTCATCACCTGCCCGGCAGCAGCCCGCCATTTCTCAGTTACAATGCACAGATGCCCGTCCAGTTTTCTTGCAAGCGTCCAGAAAAATATCCCATATGGCGTTTCTTCCACTGCTTTCGCAATTTCATCGTCCCAATCAGGTGTAAGGCAAATACAGTGATCTGTCAGAGCTACATACACATCGCCGGGTATGTAGCTTGCCATCTTATTAATGATGCCACCAAGCGAAGCAGGCCGTTCACCAATATTATAAGCAAACTTGTGTGGAAATTCCTGCTGTGTGCTCTGGCAGAATATCCCGGTCGCAACATCGTCATCATCGCAGCAAACACCATAGGTTATATGGTGCTTGCCGCTTTCCATCGCCATAAGCGAGTCAAGCAGGGTATTTAACCCCCTGACACGCCCACGTGAAGGGATGATGACGGTTATCTGCATTAGGAACCCTTGAGAATACCAAGAGTCACTAGATCAGAACGCATCTGATTAACCAGTACGACATTAGCCGCAACCTGAGTAATCAGGGAATTAATAGCGGTAGCAAGAGCAAGCCCCTGCGCCGCCGTAGTAAACCCGTAAATACCCGCAGCAGTGGTGATTGCAGTGGTCACAACGGTGGTGATTGCCGCCGTAGAAACCGCCGCCTGGTTAGCGGAGGTAGGTTGAGTCACAGGCGTAGTGCCGTAGAACCCCAACTTCTCCGTAGTAGATTTGACAACGATAGTGCCGTCAGGGCTACCGTCACCAACATAGTTATATTCAGCCATAATAATTCTCCTTTAATTAATTTGTTGGTGATTAGTTGGTGATCTGACACGCCCAAGCCGGACGCAGCGTTTTGAACCCGTAAAGGATGTCAAGACGCATAAGCATCTGGTCATTCACGATGTCGGATGCCTGCCATACGCGCAGGCTGATACCGTCCTGAGTGCGGCGAACGCATTTGATTGCGTCATCCATCAAAGGAAGGTCAGCAGTCACGAAAGTGAACGCATCGCGGTGATACATCAGGTTTCGGCGGTATGCCGTTGCTGCTGTTCCAACGAAAGTAAGCACCTGGCTGTTGTAGTCAGTGGTTGCAAGCGCAGTTGAATCCGACTTGCACACGTTCTGCTTTGCACCCGTAAGCACAGTCGCCGGAGAAACCGTCACTGCACCAGTGGATGCTGCCGTTGCTACATATTGCTGAAGATAACCAAGAGACAGCTTAGTTTCAGGATGGCAGGCATAAACACCGGCAACTGTGAAAATATCGCCTGCATTGATGTTACCGTCCGTACTGTTCATGGTTATATTCGTACCGCCATCCGTTACCGCTGCGCTGCCGCTGGTAGACACGGTAACGTCAGAGCCTACGGTATGAACGCGGGTGCGTTCATTTTCGTAGAAATCAGCCATGGCACTGCGTGCATAAAAGCCCTCAGTGAATGCTTCTGAAATCTGTCCCGGAGGCTGGAAGAGAGCCTTGTTACCATTAACGATTGAAGCCATCGTTACAGAATCAATCTGCAAACGGCGGTTCATGTCTTTGGGGGCAAGTCCCTGATTGAGACGGGCGCGAGCATTGCCAAGTGCGGTAATGTCGCTGGAAGCGCCAACAACCGTGCCGGCCGTACCTACGCAATTGTAGGTGTTAAGCTGTGCAGTGTTGAGGCAATCCCCATCAATGCCAGACATAAGCACCGACATTGCCGGTTCGATATAACGCTTGCTCAATTCGTCCAGGCTCAAAGCGAGTTCGGCAGAATTGAAGCGCATATCAACGCCGTCCTGCGTTGCTACGGTGATGGTCTGCGTGGTTTCTACGGTGTCCTGAACATCCATTACACGCGAACCTTTGCGGCGAGTGTACTGGTTTGGATCGCGGACGCGCAGTGTAGAGCCTTGCTTGGCTCCTGTTTTAGCAAAGGAATCGTCATAGCTACGATTGATCGTAGATATGAAGGTTGCCTTTTCGTGTGCGATACGCAACGCCTCTCGCGCTACGTTATCAATGACTGATAGTGTATTACTCATATGAAATTATCCTTAATAATGGGTGTTGTTTTTTTTGATTTGCGCCCTCCGCCATCTGTTCCATTCGGCATCTGTCATATCGGCGGGGTCTTTTTCCGCAGGCACAGAGCCACGCGAAGCAGGGAGCGGCGCGGGTGCTTTAGTCTGTAGTCTTTTGGGGGCTTGCATTTGTGCGAGACGAATCTCCACTTTCGCGTCCACGATGGACATATCTGCAAGGTCAGCGAGCTTGTCTTGTGTTGCCAGATTGTAAAACGCCACTTCGGGCTTATCGGCTTCTAGAAAGGCTCTCTTTAATTCAGGTGGATAGGATTTGATAAGTTCTGCGTTATCATCAAATAACTGCTTAACTTCGGGATAATCCTTTGCAAACGCATCAGCGCGACTGTCAATCGCGGTAAGGCGTTCATTTTCCCATGCCTGATATTTGGCAGCTTCCTCTGATTTCTGTTGAGTCTGTTGTTGCCCTTCCTGTAACTTGGCAAACTTCTGATCAATCTTGTAATCATTGACTGCTTCCAGATATTCGGCATACGTCTTGTAATTAGCCTCTTTAGGCATTCCATCAGGAGTTGCCTGTGCAGGCTGTTGCTGAGTCTGCTGTTGTGTAGTTTTGCCTTGTAAACGTGCAATCTCATCACGGGCTTCCTGCAATTCCTGCGCATTCTGGTATCGAATAGCCGTGAGCTTTCCGATCCTTCTGTCATCGCGAGACTTGGCACGACGTAATTTCTCTAATTCCTGTTCCGGCGTCAGTTTTGTGATTTCGCCTTCATCAGCGGACTTCTCTTTTTCGCCATCTGCCTGTTTATTGAATGTTGATGTGTTTTGGTCATTCCCTGCATTAAGAAGGCCATTATCAACAATACGTGCATCGGCAATAGGCTGTGCATCGCCGCCCGTTGAAACGGGTGTCGCTTCGTTAGTCATAGAAACTCCTTGGATTTAGTGGAGAGGCAGAGTGAGCAGAAGGACTAGGATCGTCTCTTCGTCATCAATAAGCCTCATCAACCGCACCCGCTCCATGCGTAGTGCGTTGATTTCTTCTTGAAGTGCCACTTCAAGAGCAGCACGTTCTAGTGCTGCATTCTTTGCCTCACGCTTCGCCTTTGATTCAGCTTCAGCTTCTAAGAGCTTTTGCTGTTTAAGTTGCTCTGCGCGGGCAATTTCTTCTTCAATTCTCTGGAGTTCTTGTTTCTGTTCTGAAACAAGGCGTTCCAAATATTCTTCACGTGTTTCTTGGTATGGACGATGATAAAAACCAGCCCAACCACCGATAGCTTGAGGTGGTGTAACCGGGGGAGTAACACCACCAAAGTCAAACGCATTTACTGAGAAAGCACTTGTCGAAAATGCAGAGGATGAAAAAGAAGCCATTTATGCCCCTCTCCAAAGGTCTCCGCTTGTTCCAGTGCCGTTAATCGTTGCGTTATTCATCGCCTTCGCGTTGCTATCAACTTTATTTGCCACGCTGAAGGTAAGTTGATCTGTTTTAGCCTTAATCGCTGTGATGCTCGTATTAT